CTCCCTTCTGGATTGCCTTGATCGCCAGATGCGCACCGAGGGCGTTCGAATACAAATCCTCCCACGAAAAGGCCGACTCGTGCTCCGGTTCAATCAGCGCAAAATGAAGCCCCTGCCAGGTGAGCATCTCGTGCCACACGGACGAATGATAGGCAACCGCCGGCGCGATAGCCGACCGCATGGAGCAGGCTTATGCCGCGAGGGGTGACTACGACTTGCGCAATAAGGCACGCAGAGGCGCGCTGCCCTACGATGCGGATGACGTGACGCGGCAATACTGGAAGCCGGTCATCAAAGAGATGCAGGAAATGATTGAGGGGCTGAAGTGATAGTCTCTATCATTACTCCCTTCCACAATTGTCCTGAGTTATTGCCGGATTACGAAAAGGCAGTACAAGGCGCACAGGTTATTGCGATCGACAATGCCAGCGATCCTGACACCGCATCGAAGCTGGAAGCGATGGTAAGCAGGTTGGGCAACGGATCTGTTTATGTCCGCAACAATGAAAATGTCAAGTTCGGCAAGGCAAACAATCAAGGGCTTGCGCTTGCGGACGGCGAGATTGTCGTCTTTATGAACTCGGACATCAAAGCAACGGGTAACTGGCTGGATAGAGTACAGAACGCGAAAAAAGGCGCGTTTTACTCGCCTACAAGCGGAGTACGGACGGTTGACGATCAGGTGTTGCGCTATCTTGAGGGCTGGTGCATATTCGGGCATAAGAGCGACTTTGAGATGATAGGCGGCTGGAATGAGACTGACTTTCCAGGTATCTACTGGGAAGATAACGAACTCTGCTATCGCGCCGAAAAAGCCGGACTGCTATTGAAACAAGCCATCTTGCCGCTTCAGCATCTTTCCAACTACACCTCACGCCGGACAAAGGGCGCGTACGACTTCAGCGAAGCCAATCACGCGGTGTTTGAGCGGATTGTCAGGGAAGGAAAGAATGGATAGATTGACAATCATTACGCCCTGCTCACGTCCTCAAAACTTACCGGCAATGGCTGAAAGTATCAAGCCTGGTCGAAGCCTGTTTGATGTGATATGGATGATTGTGTTTGATAACCGCGAATGTCTGGAATCTAAGGTTGGCAACTACCAGCGCAATTGTGCGCTCGATGCCGTCTCAGATGGCTGGATTTATTTCCTGGATGACGACACAGTTCTTCACCCCGATTTCTTTTCTGAATTAGCGAAGGTAAAAAGCAAGGCAGTCGCCTTTGAGCAGGACTTGGGAACGTGGGTCAGAAAAGTTGCTCCATCCGAGATGAAGGTATGCCAGATTGACATGGGTCAAGTCGCAATCAGGCGAGATGTAATTGGCGATATCCGCTTTGCGCTTGGCATTTACGAAGCGGATGGGATATTCATTCAAGCCGTTTATGGGGATAACCCTGAAGCGTGGTCTTTTATCGAGAAACCGCTGTGTTATTACAACAAGTTGAGGTAAGCAAATGTACAGTATTGCAGGATGCCCTGTTCCAATTTATCAAGATGAAGGCGAATTCACTCAACTTTTGGACTTGGTAAAAATCAATCAACCGAAGCGCATATTAGAGATTGGCTCACTTTACGGCGGAACAACGTGGTACTGGATGAACACCGCTAACGGCATCAAGATTGTATCGGTTGACATCGGGATTGGTTGTCCTGACGCGCCCTTTGCGAGAATCGAACACGCGCGCTTGAATCTGTGGCCGGAGTGGGAACGCGAGACTGGCAGCACTATCACGCAAATCAGGGCGGATAGCACCTTGCTGGAAACAGTAGAAGCTGTAAAAAAATACGCGCCGTTTGATTTTATCTTCATTGACGGCGGGCACGATTATCAGACTGCGATGGCTGACTGGCAGAATTATTGGCCGATGCTGCGGGCGGGCGGGTTGCTTGCCTTCCACGACATTGCATATCCGGATAACAACAGAGATGGGTTTGGCGTTGGCAGGGTATGGCGCGAAGTAAGAAACAATGGAAAATGGCAGGAATTTATCCGCGAGCACAATCCTGAACAATGGATGGGCATCGGCGTGATGTGGAAGGAATAAGCTATGGCACGAACAGGAATGCAGACACTGATTGACACGGTTCGCGGGTACGCCAACGCCGCAACGGACGAGTGGACTTCAGAGACCGAATCAAGTTTGGTCGAGTATTGGAGCGATGAAGAAATTCAGCGCGTACTGGATAGGCACAAGCAGGAATATATCCACGAACCAATGGACGTACAGCCGACCTATGAAAGTGGCACGACTGTCTTCAAACAATATCTGCTTGGTGTTGGTAACGTGGAAAGTGGCACGGCGGTATTCAAAATTGAAGACACAGCCGGAACTGTGACAGGTTATACGGTTGATTACACGCGGGGTATTGCTACATTCCTAACTGATCAAAGCGGCAAAGCGTTCTATTGGAGCGGCTTCGCTTATGATCTCGATGCGGCTGCGGCTGACATCTGGCGCATGAAAGCAGCGCACGCTACCGAATTGGTGGACTTCTCAACCGATGGGCATTCTGTCAAGCGCAGCCAACAGGCGCAGCAATACCTGACAATGGCTGGTTACTATCAGCAGCGCAGCGCAAGTGAGGGAATCATGACCGCAAAGATTGTGAGGGATGATCTATGAGCATTGGCTTGACCGCACGGGAACTCGCGCAAATGCAGGCGGATATTTTAGACCTGCTGCCTGATACATGCGATATTCTAAGCGTAGCTTATACCGCCGACAGCGAAGGTGGATTTACTGAAGCATGGGGCACAGCAACGGCTGGCGTATATTGCCGGATTGACTACCGCTCCGGACGCGAAACAATGACCGGCGGTGCGATTCAACCCTACAGCAAGGCAGTGCTAAGCTTGCCCTATAACACGCCTATTTCTACCACTAACCGCGTAAAATCGGGCGATTATACATGGGCGGTAAAAAGTTTGAATGATGGGCAAAGTTGGCAAGCGGTGAAGCGTGCTGAACTGGAGCGAGTCGAATGAGCGTTAGCGTAAGAGTGGACACCAAGAAGCTGGACGAGATTATTGCAAAGTTGCCAGGCAACCGCGACAAGATTATCAGAGCCGCAGCCTCTCACATTCTCGGGGAAGCCCGCATGCGCGCACCAATTAGGACTGGTGCACTGCGGAATAACAGCCAGGTGACAGATGGGCGCGGTTATTCTAACGTGGAATTTAATCAGGAATATGCGGCTTATGTGGAGTTTGGCACTTACAAAATGGCGGCACAGCCTTATCTAACCCCGGCGGTTGAGGCTGAAGCAAAGCTGCTTGAGCAGCGGATTAAGGATGATCTGATTCAGAAATGACCTCACACATTAACGCATTGAACACGGCTATTTATTCTAAACTGTCCACTGGAACGGCGCTTACTACCGCGCTCGGTGGAACTGCTATTTATCATGGCGTAGCGCCGGAAGGCAAGGCGCTGCCGTATGTGATATGGAGCTATGTGGCAGGCGGTCACGAGAACATGACGCCGCACGAGAGCGTTAATGCGGTGATCTATGTGCGGGCTTACGCCGCCGACGCAAAGAAGGCTGCGCAGCTTGACGGCTACGTTGCCGAATTATTGGAAACAACTTTGAGCATGACCGGCTGGAATAATTATTGGCTGGCACGCGAAGAGTCAATCGTACTGCCCGAAATCGACGATGCGGGCAAATCAACCTGGTCTTGCGGGGCTTACTACCGCGTGAGACTGGATTAATCATCTGGAGGATAACTAACAATGGCTGAAAACAATATAACTGGAAAGGACGCCTATATTTCATGGGCGTCAAGCGCTGGTACGATCAATCTGTCAACGGACTATCGCAGCGTCTCAATCAACGAAAGTACCGACACCGCAGAAACAACCGCCGGTGCTGACACACACAAAACCTATCTACCCACTATCAAAAGCGCAACAATTAACTATTTAGGTCTATTCCCTTCTGGTGGCACGGCCTTATATGCGGCGCTGGCTGCCGGCGTACAAGGCACGCTGACCGTTGCGCCCGAAGGCACTGCGAGCGGCAAGGTCTCAAAAGTATATCCCGCTATCTCAATGGGCGCGTCCTACGATACTCCCTATGCCGACGTGGTAACCGTTACTTGTACATTCCAATCTAACGGAGCTTGGAGCTGACATGGTTGAGCTATCGAATGGAGCGAAGATAGAGTACGACTGGACAAAAATAACCCAGGTCGAATTACGCAAACTGGCCGAGAAAGATTTGGATGTTGAGATCAGCGACACGATTGTTGGTAAAACAGTTGGCATGACCGCTGATGAGATGGCCAATCTCAACCCTATTGACTACTACAAGGTCGGTGCCGGTTTTTGGAAATCTTACTTTGAAAGTCGAAAACTCGATGACGTAAAAAACTAAGCGGGCGCGTCTACCTGGGCATGATTGGGATGGCTGACTCCATGCCGCCTGAATTTTGGCGCTGGGAAATGGTACAGGAAACCGGCTGGACGCTTGACCAGGTAGACGCGCTGTCAGTAAAGGACTGGAATGACTGGATTCAAATTCGGGATGGCAAGGCGAAAGCACGGGGCTTTATGAACAGTAAAAACAAGAGGAGCCGCTAATGGCCATAAATATCGCATCGCTTTTTGCGACAGTTGGCGTAAACACCGATCAGCTCAATAAGGGACTTGGAAGCGCCAAACAGTCGCTGCAGGGTTTCGGCAGCGAAATGGCAAAGCAAGTCATTGGAACCGTTAGTCTTACAGCTGCTGTTTATAAAGCGGGAAAAACGGTTATTGATTCAATTCGCGATTGGGCTGACTATGCCGACACGATGCGCTTATCCGCACAAATGGCAGGCGTAACTACCGAGGAAATGAGCCGCCTCACACAGGCTGCTGATGACTTCCGCGTGCCTATGGAAGTTATGCAGCGCTCGATGGAAATGGCGCTCAAGAACGGTTTCATTCCCACGATTGATAACCTTGCGGCATTATCGGACAGATTGCTGGCAATTGATGATCCTGCTTTGCGGGCGGCTGAAGCGTCAAAGATATTCGGCAAGTCTTATGCTGACATGATGCCATTCCTGCTGGCAGGTGGGGAAGCAATCCGTGATGTAACAGATGGCATATCAGATAGTCTTGTTGTGACGGCTGAAGCGGCTCAGCAGGCAAAGGAATATAAAGACGCGCTTGATGCTCTTGGCGATGCGTGGGTTGGATTAAAAAATAAAATCGGGCAGTTTGCTGTACCTGCGTTGACAGATGTTATTAATAATCTGGCAGGGCAACCTACCGAATTAATGAAAATGCAAGACACGGTTCTTGCCGCTGCAAAAGAAGCCTTTGATAATCAAAAAATAAGTGCGGGGGAATATCAATCTATTCTTGACAATGTTTCTACAAGCACTGGTACTTATACTGAATACGTTTCAAAGCTTAACTTCATGCTCGGTATATTAAACAAAACAAATGGTGATGCCGCCGAATCTACCGAGGGATTGTCCGAATCCGAATTGGCTGCTGCTAAAGCCGCACTGGCCGCTGCTGAAGCGCAAGCCAAAATGAATGCGGAACTGGCAAACATTACCACGCTTGACGCAAACTATCAGGGCATTATAGACCTCGCTTATGAGTACACCGACATGCTGGGTGAAATTGACGCTAACAACGAAAAATTAGCGGCAATGACGCCCTGGCAACGTGAGCATTCTCAAGCGGCAAAAGACCTCATCAAAGCAAATGAAGACATCGAAGCGTCAATGGCAAAGATGGCAAACCAGATAACGCTCGATATGTTTCAAGCCACCATCGCTGTTGGGGGAGTCACGCAAGCAGAGTTAGCGGCTTACATGCAGATGGCGATTGACATGGGGGTTATGTCTGAGAATGGCGCTAAAGCTGCAATGGAGGCTTACGGCAACGCCATTGCCACGATCAACTCTTACGAAATTGACGAGAAGACCGGCAATGTAGTCATTGATGCAAAGGAAGCTTATGCCACGTTGGTTATGATTCAGCAGATGCAGATAGCCGACAAAAACGCGAATATTAATATATTTACGAATTACTATAACACCACACATGGGCACGATCCTTATGAGAATTTGCCGCCCCCAAGTTCTGGCGGGTCAAACCCGTCCCCAGGAACCGGAGCTCCTGCGCTTCCACCAAAGCCAGGTGAAGGGAATCTTGGAAGAGCCGCCGGCGGCGATGTAATAGGCGGCACGCCTTACATCGTTGGCGAACGGGGACCGGAGCTGTTCGTGCCTAACGCGAACGGGCAGATTATCCCGAATAATGAGCTGTCAGATTATGCTACCGGCGCTGTGATTAACAATTACAACTTGACTATGCCGACTACCGCCCGCGCTGAGGACGTTCGCATGGCATTTGAGCTTATGGAGGCTTGGAATAGATGACAGCTTTGGAACAGATGAAGTATTGGATCGTTGTACCCAAATATGCCGAGAACCAGATAAAGAACCCCACTTTTGCGCACCCGGAGTTTGTAACAGGATGGACCGCATCCGGCGGAACTGTTGCAAGTTCTGGAGATGGAGCGCGTTGGGGCGCTTATTCAGCTAAGGTTACCCCGAATTCCGGTGTGGAATCTTATGCTTATTATTCCGGGTTGAAAGTAACAGCAAACCTGCCTTATACTTTTTCTTGCTATGTCAAAGGCGTTGCGGGGCAAGCCATGCGCATTCAGATCCGCCAAACAACCACGATTAAAGCAACTAAACAATTCACAGCTACCGGTTATTGGCAGAGGGTTGAAGTGAGCTATACTCCAACAGTCACCGCTACTGATTATAGAGCTTATGTGGTTAGAGACGCTGTTGCCAGCACTGCCCCATTCTACATAGATGGTGCGCAGTTTGAGCAGGATTCTAAGGCGAGCACTTTTTTTGACGGTTATTCGCCCGGTTGCCACTGGACGGGAGCGATCCGCAATTCCACGTCTGCAAGGTCGGCTAATACCGGTTTGGGCGGGGAGTTGCTGTTAATCAATGATTACGCGAAGGTATTGTCGGTGCACGGGCTTGGCATGGGCGATTGGAATCAGATCATGACCAAGATGACTAATGGTGGGGATTTGTATCAAACCCATATCCGCAAAAGCCGAAATATCAGCATGATCCTTGCTTATTCGGGCGACAATCAGGGCGAATTGCAGGCGAACAGGAAGGTGATTCTTGACGCGCTGCGACCCGACCTGCTAAGCAACCTGCCCGTGAGAGAACAATTTGGCATTAACATGCCCGGTACATGGCGCGGGCACGAGCAGCGCATTATCCGCTATCAGGGATTTGACGCGAATGGCAACGAGGCTACCGAGCCGATTGACATCGTTTGCGTATTTCAACCGAGCCACGCCGACACACCGGACACACCGGTATTTCAGAAGGACATTCTGAACTTCACCGTTCCGAGCGGATTGTTGCAAGGGGCTTACAACGAGGGCAAGGCGCTTGACCTGTACGCCGACTTTCCGGCTGAGTTTATCGTCAAGCGGGATCCGAATGGGAACTGGTGCGAGTTCAATTCCGGCACGGGTGAGTATGAAAGCTTGATTACCGGGCTGAATGGCATTGCTTATCGCATGGCGGAAGGCCCGGACGGCAAGATTTATGTTGCCGGTCTCTTCACGGACGCTGGCGGTGTTACTGCGGCTGATAAATTGGCAAGGTGGAATCCGGTAACAGGTGCGTGGGAGGCGGTAGTTTCTGGAATCAATAACTCTGTCTTATGTATGGCATTTGATCCTAATGGCGATTTATATATTGGCGGCTGGTTCACAGATTTAGGGGATGCCAATGGCGACCATATTGTCAAGATTACAAACTTGATCGGGACACCGTCGATTAGTAGTTTAAATCTTGGGGTTGCGGTAGAGTCAGAAGTATCCCATGTGTCAACGATTAATATTGATAGCGAAGGGAATGTTTATGTCGGAGGCAAATTTGCCTCCGCAAGTGGCGTTACAAACACGCTCAATATTGCTAAATGGAACGGGACGACTTGGAGTGCTCTCGCAACTGGATTAAATAACAACGTTAATGCACTCGCGTTTGCTCCGAATGGCGACTTATATATTGGAGGTCAGTTTACTAACGCCGCATATCCCTATTTATGCAAATGGAACGGTACGGCGTTTTCAGTAGTTGGAACAAATACAGATATAGGATCATCAGTCAATGCACTTGCTTTTGATGCTGCTGGCTATCTTTACGTCGGCGGCAATTTTACAAACGCAGGCGGAATTTCTAATGCTGACTACATAGCAAAATGGACTGGAACAAGATGGGAATCCTTAGGAACTGGAATAAATAACAATGTTCGAGCCATCGAATTTATATCAGGAAAAGTCTACGTTTCCGGTACATTTACCACCGCTGGCGGATTGACACTTACAGACCGAATAGCAGTTTGGTCTAATGGCGCATGGCAGCCGCTTGACATTGACCTGCCGGGTGCTGGTTATGTTAGTTCAATCCTTCCCGCTTCAGACGGCTCTCTCTACATCGGTGGCTCATTCTCAACCGCAGTCTCAAGCGAGAACGCCGTAACCGGCGTGGTGGCGCTCAACCTGAACGTGGCAAGCGCGTCGGCGAACACGTACCCGTTCATTCAGGTACACGGACCCGGCACGCTCAAAGCGATAACCAACTACTCGACTGGCAAAACGATTGCCTTTGACGGGCTGACTTTGAACGCTGGGGAGTGGATTAACCTGCTCTTCGACCCGCTCAATCTGATATTTCAAGGAGGCTGGAGCGGGCGGGGAAACTTGATGCGCTACGTCGTGCCGGGCTCGGATTATGGTGACTTCTATTTGAAGCCGGGCAATAACTTGATTAGTTTGTTCTTCCCTGACTCTGATGAAAACTTAGGTTCAGGTGCGTTCATCTCATGGGCTCCTTTATTCTGGGGCATTGACGGGGCGCTGTTATGAGATACGAGTTAGTCTGGTACACGCACGAGGGCGTCAGAAAAGGCGTAATTCAGGCGTTCAACAGCCTTGAGTATATCAAGAGTCAGAACGCCATCGGCGGGTTGGTGGTTGACCTTCCGCGAGGATTGATGCAATACGATCAATTCTCGGTCGGTGACATCTTCGAGGTATGGCGCGAAAAGGGCGGCGTGCTGGAATTGCAGAATGAAACCGCCTACTTCTTGCAGAATTGGGAGTTTTGGGCGGACTCGGAAGGCGCGGAGTATATCCGCTTGACCGCGTTTGATGCTAACTGGCTGCTGGACACGGCTATCGTGTGGGCGAAAGCCGGCAGCGCGGAGGCTGACAAAAGCGGTGATCCGGCGAACATGATGAAGGCGATCGTGAGAGAACAGTTGGGTTCTCTGGCTGCGGCGGAAAGACGGAAGCTGGCAGTCGCGCCTGACGGGGGCGCTTATGGGAGCCCGATAACGAAGGCTTTTGCCTATCGAAACGTGCTGGCTGTTCTGCAGGAAATCTGCGAGACGGCAAGCGAAGGTGGAAACTGGCTCGGGTTTGATGTGGTGAGAACGGCGCCTGGCGAGTTCGAGTTCCGCACCTACGCCAGACAGCGAGGGCAGAACCACGGACGCTTCTCAGGCGATCCGCGACTGGTCGGCAAGCAGTACGGCAACTTGAGCGAAGCTTCTTTTGGCACTTACCATGCGGAAGAGCGGAATTGTGTGCTGGTTGCCGGGCAAGGGGAAGAAGACGCGCGGACTTTAGTTACACGTTCCAACAATAAACGGATGTTTGCAAGCAAGTGGAACAGGCGCGAGTATTTCAAAGACTCGCGGGATGACTCCACCACCGCTGCGCTTGAAGCGGATGGGGATGCGGCACTGGACGAGTTTAGACCGCGCCAGGTGCTGACCGGCACAATCCATGACACGCCTGGGATGCAATATAACATCCATTACCAGTTTGGCGATGTACTCAGTGCGGAGGCTTTCGGCTACCACGTGGACTGTCACGTACGGAGCGTGAGGGTGAGAGTTGATCAAGACGGCGGTGAGCAACTGGACATCAAGCTGCGAGGTGAAATGTGAGTAACTTCGACGAAACAGTGATCCGGCGATTGACGGCGCTGGAACGCGAGGTGGAAAGGTTGCGCGTGAAAGAAAAGCAAGTATTCGTTCCGCTTACCACTCCATTGACTTCAACCGCGTGGGATGGAGACACTTTCAGCACAACGAGTAAGACGCTCATTGACCTCTCGACTGTATTCGGCGCACCGGCTGGGATAAAAGCGGTGCTGTTTTTCGTTGCAGTGCGAGATAGCGCAAGCCAAACAACTGACACTTATATCAGGCTGTCGCCAAATAACGCGACTGCTTCTGGGTTGGGATTCAATACTGGCTACGTGAATGACCGATTTGGAAGACACTCGGCGGTCATCCCATGCGACGCCAATGGCGATATTTATTATGAGATTAAAGCAAGTGGCGCTGGAACTATGGATGTTTTCTTGCAGATATGGGGCTACTGGCTATGAGCAACTTACCTTTTGGAATTGACATATCGCGTTATCAGTACAGCAGTGACGGCTCGCAGAAGCCGAACTTCGACCTGATGA